TGTATTTAACTAAAAAATAAACTGCTTAGTTTATAATTTTATTTTCTCTATCGAAGTTAAATGTCATGCGTTCATTGATATTAAACGGAATATATGTCACATCTGCTTCTATTCGTATTCCCATATCTGTACTGTCTATTATCACACTGTTAATTGATATTCTTGGATCATAGTTAATAATCTGTTCAACATCTTCTGTGATTAATTTTTTTACCTCTTCAGTAAATTGTTCAAATAGCAAGTCCCAAATAACAGTTCCAAAGTCAGGATTCATTAATTTTTCACCTTTACGAATGTAAAAATGATTGATAATGTCCTGTTTAACCAGGTCAATGTCATACAACTTAAAAGAAGATTTAGTTTCTTGCGAACTAAATCCGTTATAGGTAAATGCAGCAGAACTATTACCGCCAGTACTAGCCGTTAACGAAGCTACTGTTTTTTTATTATATATTTTTGCCATATTATGTGTCTCTATCAGTATTATCTGGAGTTAATAATGTTGGGGCTTGATTTTCGTGTAATGCCCAAGGTTCGTGCATAGGAATGCGTTTCATAATACTTTGAAGTGTTCCTGCAGAATATCGTTTTTTGTTGCCCCAGGTTGAACTGGAACTGGTTTTAATATTAGGATGTGTTGATAATTTTTCTGTTAATGCAGCATCAGCTGCGGCAGGTGCGGCTGGACCGTTAAGGTTAATATTGCCGCCTGAAATTGTTGTATTTGCAGCACCGACGGAAAAGTCCCCGCCGGCTGTAATTTTTGCGGTGCCGCCACTTTTAATATCAAGTGTTCCGCCGGATGTAATCTTATTATTTCCTTTGGTGTTTACATCCAGATTTCCGGTAGTAGTTATAAGGCCGTTTGCACCAACTACTATTTCTAAATTAGTTGCAACATCTGCATGTAGTCTACCTGCAACTGATTTTAAATTTATATTTCGGCCAGCTTCAAAATTTATATCTCTATCGGCTCGAAAATTTAAATCGTTTTCTGTGTGAATCGAAATACTATCCTCAGCAAATATATCAATCTTTCCGTTGCTTGTAAGTTCAATCCAAGTAGTACCTCGAGCATTTCCTATATAGATTAAATCTTCACTATTATGTAATAATATCTGATGCCCTGTTCTTGTACGAACTCGAAAATATTCATTGTAGGGAATATTAACATCGCCCTTTTCTTTCTTTTCAACTTCAGAATAACTAACTGGGCCTTCACTTGCAGGAGTTTTTCTGATATATCTATCGTCCCCATCGTCCATGACTAAGGTTGTTCCTCCTAGTCTGCTTGCTGGTAGTTGTACAGGACTTTTACTTTGCGAGCTACCGATATACTGTTTTTTAGAATTAGGACCTCTATCAAAAGGTCCAGGAGTTGAAATACCGAACACCGAATTAGGAACCATTCGTCTGCCGCTACTATCTGTCACTCCCCTTACATCATCTTCTAATAGGCCTTGCTCTAAGAATCTATCAGCAATAGGATGGATGGCTTTTTTAATTTTTTCAGTGTTTGTACCTTTTTCAAGGGTATTTGCTTTTCTGTTAATTTCTGCAACCGGTAAAGGTTGTGTAGTATCATATTTCTTTTTTTGTTCGGCAGTTGCTTCAAATGCCGTTGACCCGCTTATTGCTGGAATCATTTGATTTATAAATCGGCCTGGTATACAACCTATAAAATATCCTTCAGATGCATCGCCATTGATAAAAGCCACTAACACTGTAGTTCCTATTTCTACAGTAGGAAACCACATACCGTAAGACTTTTGAGTATCGTTAAAGTCGCTAACATTAAGTCCCATATTTTCATATGCTGTCGATCCGTAAAACGGGCTAGCATATTTGACAGAGTAAGATTGTCCAGTATCTCCGATATCATTGCCATTTTCTCTAAGCAACGTCACTTCAAGGCCGCACATAAATGATGGGTCGAGATATCCAACTACCTTAGCCATCATAATACCTACTGGAAGTTTTGATCCACCTTCCTTTTCTGGCGAGCGTTTTTCTATTGACATTTATTATCCCATAAAGTCGCCGAGGTCGGCGTTGTTTTGTGCTATCTCTTCATCTGTATAATCAACAGGACCAGTCTTTGGTTTTTCTTCTTTTGTTGTGTCGTATACTGACGAGTTTTCTGCGGCAATTTTTGCAGAGCCTGCATAATCGATATCTTGTTGCGGTTGACGCGATAGGTCTAAAGTCTGTTGAAAGACTCCTCCTGAAAATTTACTTTCTACAGCCGTCACTTTATAAATTCCACTAAATGGGGTGACTTTTCCACCGTTAGGAAAGTTATACAACCCGCCTTGGCCTGTAGTTCCTAGATTAGGTTCTATTGGGTTTCGCCAAGTTATATAGATGAATATCTCACTTCCTTCCCAATTCATTGAGCCGTCTAATTTAACTTGATCATTAGGTCCTTGATCTGCAAAATAATTTGAATTTAGTCCGCTATCAGAAAGAAAATACAAGTCTCCCATGATGTCTATTTTGACCTTAACCATATCTTCAGATCTAGTAAAAGACTGGTTAAAATTATCTGCCACCATTTGTTCAACTGTTTTCTCACCCGAGATAGATGGGAAGGTCAACAGAGGATTTGGTTTTGTTGGTGCCGACCCGTTAACCGATGTTGAACTCTCAGGAGCAGCACCAGTTTGCACTCTTCCCTGAGGCGTCTTTTCTTCTGAAACATTATTTGTTTCTTTGTTTGAAACATTGGCATTATTTTGTAAAGGCGTTGGTGCAATGCCTGTATAAAATTGACCGTTAAATTGCAGGTCAAATTTTATTATACTGTTATTTTGACCGGTGTAAAGGTAATCATATCTTTTGGCGATAATTCTTTCTAGATTTGCTCCGCCGGGAGTCACTGATGTTGAATTTTGAAAAATTGCTCCGCTTACTTTAAAAGGAACCACACGATAGATATATTTTTTTGCCCGCACGTTTCGTTTGGTATCAAACTCCAACAATTGAATTTGAACATCAATTCTAAACCAATCAACAAATCCGTCTTTGACAGCTTCTGGTTTTAATTTTGAAACACAATATTCTGACGCTAGGAGTACACGCTGAATCATTTCAGTAATCTTAGTTGACTGCGGAAATCTAATTTCTCGTTGTTTCGGATCAATAGTCATTGTTTCTCTGACAATTCTTCCTTGGTCATCAACTGCATCACCTGCAAGTTTAAAATTATAATTTCCGCCAGATGTTTCGGAAAACCCCATACTGGATTTGCCTATTGCTCCGTCGCCAAAGTTTTCAGAGAATGATTCTCTATCAGCTTTTGATATTTTTTGAGTTTTTTCTGCTTTAGGATCTGCAATTGCTTTTAGTACTTCTGTTGACGCACCAGTATCTATGCCGACTGGATCAGACGAGTCTACTGGAAATACTATTTCGTAGATGTCAGGATACTCTGCTTGGCCGTCTGACACTCTTAATAATTGTTTTTCATTTAATGCAGTGCAGATACTTTGTTGTCCTGATACTAGAACTTCACTCACTGTCATTCCCGTAGCTCGCATATCTGTTGCTACATTAGTCACAACATCGCTAAATCCTGTGTAGTGCATCGGTGATGCTTCGACTGTATATCTACTACCAGCTTCGTCTACCTTAAACTCTACTTTAGTAATCTTAATTGTGAAATATTTTGTTAGTTCATCAGAACCTTTATAGACTGCTCCGGTATCTGCTGATCCTTTAATTTCAAGTTTTAACAAGTAAGGACAATCGTTTAGATAAGACGGATAGCCTGAATTAATTGCAGAAGCTTGCAAACTTTGTAAAAATATTCCTAAGGAATACGGCTCATACACATCAAACTTGAAACTTGATACGTTGGTATTTCCAGACTTTGCACTACCGCCTAATTGTGAAATCAAAACCACATTGTCAATATAATATTCTGGGGCACCGTAAGCGGTTTTTGTTCGACTGAAATCATATCTTCCTGCTGAAGATATTACTATGTTGTCTAACAAGTAGGGAGATCCTCTGTATAAATTAGGTTTATTAAATTGTTCTGGAGTTAGACAGCATAATGTCCATAATGGAGAATATGATGCAAACTGTTCTAATACATTCTCGTACGGTGGGCCGCCCGGAGAAGGTTTTACAGTACCGAAGGCTTTTAATAAAGAAGTCACACTAGGGTTAGTAATTACTTCAGCAATTTTTGAAACATTGAAGCTGGCAGCATTGTCACTAACCGCATTAGTAATATTTTTTACTGCTCCTACTGCTAGGCCCGAAGTTGTTGCAATTTGTGAAATTGCATTTCCTGCAGGAGTTAGTATGTTGCTTATTTCTTGCCCAATGTTTCTAAAAATTGACATTTTAGATTCCTATAAATCTTTCTATGTTTGATTTTTTAGGACAGTAGATTACTGTTCCGGGTGAAAAATCATATATAGGATCTTTAAGTGTTTCCATATTTCGTTGAACAAAAACCCACCACAGACCTGGATTGCCGTAGAGATCAAATGCTAATAAATCAGGACGATGCTTGTATTGATTTTCTATCGTGTACTTGTAATCATCTGCTTCTGCAGGTACAGGTCTAATTGTTAATAATTCAAGATATAAATTATTTTCAACCGTATTATAATAAGGAGATGTTTTTTTGTATGATGCCATTTTAGATGAATCCTTGGCCGGCTACAATATTACCTTTGGCATATTCTGTAAGGTTAAACTGTCGTAGACGTGTTCTATTGTATATTGGTGATACAGTGACCGATATTGTGCTCATTGCAGGAACCCATGTAGGAGGTGCTCCATTTAAAGAATACTTAATGTAGGAAACATCATCCTTAAAATCAACTGAAAAACTTTTTACAATAACTGGAACTCCTGCAAACACTCTAGCTCCATAACCTGTAAGGTTGCAAACAATAGGCGGATTACCTACATTAGGTCCTGTGCCAAAAAACATTCTAGTGGCTGTTTTTAAAAATGTAGTTCCTTGAATCCAATATTCTGCATCTAGTTCGTTTTCAACTGAGAATTCTCCAGAGATTTGGATGTCATCTATTTGACTGCTCTTATAGGCCTGGAACGGTTGGTTGCTATGTACTGTGTCTATTTGTGCATAGTTTGCTTTTGAAGATACTGTAATGTTTGGCAAATAAGGCCAAACAAATCCTCCAGTAGAAGATAGTCGACTAAATGAGGATCCGAATAGACCAAAGTTTGCATTTAACTTTACTCGCCAGTCATTAGCTGACCCCGTTTCTATCTTAACGAAGGAACCTTCTTTACTAAATAATTCTGCACCACTGGGTAAGTTCTTTCCCCGAACCATACTTAATAAATTGTTAACCATACCAGCAGCTGAAGAAACTGAAGTAGCTAGCGAGGCAAGGCCGCCTCCTATCCCTCCACCTGCTAATCCCAATTTGTTTAAACTTGCACCGATAGAAGCACCAGCATTGCTGATTGCACCAGCAGCTCCACCAAGTTGTCCGGCGGCCCCACTAAGAGCTCCGGTTGCATTTGATGCTAAACTTTGTATAGTACTGCCAACTCCTGCTAATGCTCCGGTTGCTCCTGCAAGCGCACCTTTGGCATCAGAGGCTAGGTTGCCAGCTGCTGCGGTAAAACCGTTTAATCCTGTACCAATTTCACCACTTAAACGACCCACTGTCGAATTTAAATTTGCTTTCAAAGAAGCAAAATTTTCACTTGCCGAAGCAACTCCAGCCGATGCAGCACTCGATGCTGCATCAGCAGCAGAGCTAATTTGTTCTGAAATGGTGGCAACTGCGGATGCCTGCGGGTTTACTGATCTTGCCATTTTGGGTGATTTTTCCTATTATACTCTATTTATTATTGACAAAATGTGCTATTATATTAACTACTGGAGAATTCTGAAACAATGACATTAATTACTCAACCACCTAAGATCAAGTATCTTACTAATAAAGATTTATTAAAAGAAATACATTTAAGCAAAAATACCTATTGCTCTTACACAAGTCCCGAGTTCGGAGACTATGATCTAATATTACCAAATGTATCTAAAATTAATATTAGAACTATTGCAGAGGCAAAAAGAAACAGAGCAATAAAGATGAGTAAAAAAGCTCACGAAATTGCACAGTCGGGAGGTAAAAAATTTCCGGCAAAAGAATTTGAAGTAGATTATAAAACTGTTAAAAAAACAGATGTAGTTTTTAGAATCATGACCTTTGAACACATTCCGCTTGCTCCTGGTCGTAAGAAAACTCTAAAGAATACTGCTGACAGTCATGACAAAGTAAACTTTCCTCCTTTCCAGCACTGGAAGTTTGATGACAACGACAATCTAATCTGCGTGGGCAAAAGCCACTGGAAGGGCGATTTGCTTACCGGTTCTTTTAATAAAGAACACGGCCAGATGACTAATAATCTAGCTCGTATGTTTTTAAAATTATGTGAAAGATATGCCACCAGAGGCAACGTTCGTGGGTATACTTACAATGACGAAATGCGTGGCCAAGCAATTTTACAGTTAACGCAGATTGGACTTCAGTTTGACGAATCAAAATCTGATAACCCGTTCGCTTACTATACTGCCGCTGTCACTAACTCATTTGTTAGAATTATCAATATTGAAAAACGCAATCAAAACATTCGAGACGATATTTTAGAAATTAATGGAATGAATCCAAGTTGGACTAGACAAAATGCTACTGGTAAAGGCGGAGCAGGGTACGGACCAGTTAGTACTACTCCAGTTGACGGCGGTGATTGGGATTGACCTTAGCGTTAAAAGCTGTTAAACTAACTAAGGAGATTCTATGTCATTATTCAAAAAAGTAGCTTGTTTCACCGATATACATTTCGGTTTAAAATCAGGAAGCCGTACACATAATCAAGATTGCGAAGATTTCGTAATTTGGTTTTGTGAAGAAGCTAAAAAGGCAGGTGCAGAAACCTGTATCTTTCTCGGCGACTGGCATCATAATCGCAGTACTACTGATGTGAGTACTATGAACTATACTGTATCAAATTTAGAACGTCTAAGTGCTAATTTTGAGAAGGTTTATTTCATCTTAGGCAATCATGATCTGTTCTACAAAGATAAGCGTGAGATTAACTCTGTTGAGTTTATGCGTCTATTTCCTAATGTAGTTCCTATTAAGGAAACACTAACAGAAGGCGATGTGACTATTATGCCTTGGCTAGTTGCAGATGAATGGAAAAATATTCCTAACATTAAAAGCAGGTACATGTTTGGACACTTAGAGTTGCCTAGTTTCTATATGAATGCTATGGTGCAGATGCCTGATCATGGACAATTGCAGGCTCCTCACTTTGCCAATCAAGAATATGTGTTTACTGGGCATTTCCACAAACGTCAACATAATAGAAATATACACTATATCGGTAATGCATTTCCGCACAACTATGCTGATGCAGGAGACGACGATCGCGGCATGATGTTGTTAGAGTGGGGTGGTGTTCCTGAATTCCGCTCTTGGCCAGGACAACCAGTATATCGAACATTTAAACTAAGTCAAATTATCGACAAGCCTGATAGTCTTCTAAAAGAGAAGATGCATTGTCGTGTCACTATTGATTTGCCTATCAGTTTTGAAGAAGCAAATTTTATTAAAGAAACATTTGTGCCTCAATATAACCTCCGAGAGCTTATGTTGATTCCAGAAAAAGTTGAAGTAGATGCACAATCTACTCCGATAGACATTAATTTTGAAAGCGTTGACACTATTGTTATGAATCAAATCAATGCTATCGAAAGTGATTCATTTGACAAAGCACTGCTATTGGACATTTATAATAACCTATGATAAAGATTAAAGATTTAACTGTTAGAAACTTTATGAGCGTTGGCGCTCAAACACAGGCCATTACATTTGACAAAGGTCAATTGACTCTTGTGCTAGGTGAAAACTTAGATCTAGGAGGAGATGACAGCGGAGCTCGTAATGGTACTGGTAAAACTACTATCATTAACGGTCTTAGCTATGCTATCTATGGCAATGCCTTAACAAATATTAAGAAAGACAACCTTGTTAATAAAATCAATAACAAGGGGATGTTGTGTACTGTGACTTTTGAAAAAGACGGTGTTGAATATCACATTGAACGAGGTCGCAAGCCTAACGTTTTAAAGTTTAGCGTTAACGGACAAGAACAAGCAGCGGAAACAACCGACGAAGCACAAGGAGATAGTAGAGAAACACAAAAAGCTATCGAAGAAATATTTGGCATGAGTCATGAAATGTTCAAACACCTTGTAGCTTTGAACACTTACACTGAACCTTTCTTGAGTATGAAAGCTGCTGATCAACGTGCAGTTATCGAACAACTGTTGGGTATTACACAATTAAGTGAAAAGGCAGAGTCTCTTAAAGAAGCAATTAGAATTAGTAAAGATTCTATCACTACTGAGAACACAAAAATTGAAACAATTAAAGCATCCAATGATAGAATTCAACAGAGCATTGAGTCGTTGGAGCGTAAACAGCGTTTATGGGAAGAGCAACATGAAACTGCTCTAGCCAATCTAAGCAAGGCTATAGAAAAACTGTTAGATATCAGCATCGATGAAGAAATTGCCAATCAGCGTGATTTAGTTGAATGGAACAAACGTAAAAAAGAACGTGATAATCTAACTGCATTGATTGCTAAACAAACTAGTACTATCGAAAGAGAACAGAAAAATCTAGAAAAGTTAGAAAGAGAATTAAAAACTCTAGCAGATCACAAGTGTCATAGCTGTGGACAAGATATCCACGATGTTAAACACGATGAAATGATGACTGCAAAAACTAAACAAGTAGAAGAAAGTCTAAATCACATTGGTACATACAATGAAGAACTAAGCGAACTCAACGAAGCTATTAGTCTAGTAGGTGATCTTGGTGTTTGCCCTAATGTGATTTATGATAATTTAGAGCAGGCACTTAATCATAAAAATACTCTAAGCGGGTTAGAGCGTGATTTAGAAATCAAGTTCAATGAAAGTAATCCGTATATCGAACAGATCGAAGAATTACGAAACACCGCAGTACAAGAAATTGATTACAATCATGTGAATAGCTTGGTTAGAATAAAAGAACATCAAGAATTTTTGCATAAGCTGTTAACAAACAAAGACAGTTTTATCCGCAAACGAATTATTGATCAAAACTTGGCATATTTGAATCAACGACTAACCTATTATCTAGATCGCATTGGCTTACCGCATACCGTTGAGTTCCAGAACGATCTAAGTGTTATCATTACTCAGCTAGGTCAAGACTTAGACTTTGATAACCTATCACGTGGTGAACGTAATAGACTTATTTTATCTATGAGTTGGGCATTCCGAGATGTATGGGAAAACCTGTATCAAGCAATTAACTTGTTATTCATTGATGAGCTTGTAGACTCAGGCATGGATGCTAGCGGTGTTGAATCAAGTATTGCAGTTCTAAAGAAAATGACACGGGAACGCAACAAGAATGTATTCTTAATTTCGCATAGAGATGATTTAACCAGTCGTGTTAATCATGTTCTTAAGGTTATTAAAGAAAACGGATTTACTAGCTACTCAAACGATGTGGAGATTATTGCTTGAGTACAGAAGCCCACGATAAAATGATTGCTGCTTTTCAGGAATATTTTAAGTGGCAAACTAGATTTGAATACAAAGGCTCGGACGAAGCAGGCATTAAGGCACGATATTGGCTATCAGAAATACGCAACGAGGCAAGTATCCGCAGGGTAGAAATACAGGCAAAGCGTGAAGAACGCAAACAATCCAGAAAAGGCATGATAGGCAGACCTAAGACAATAACTAAGTGAATGTCATGGTATTATCAAGATCAGTTAATTGAAGAATTACCCGAAACCTGTGTAGGATTCGTTTATCTTATCACTAATAATATCACTGGCAGAAAATACATAGGCAAAAAACTAGCCAAATTCTCTAAGACTACCTATAAAACAGTAAAACTTAAAAACGGCAATAAAAAGAAAAAGAAGATACGTTCTAAAATAGACAGCGATTGGCGTGATTATTACGGTTCAAACGTTGAATTAAACAAAGATGTAGAACAATTAGGCAAAGAAAATTTCCGTAGAGACATACTATTTTACTGCACATCTAAGGCGCAATGCTCATATATAGAAGCTAGAGAACAATTTTCCCACAAAGTTTTAGAATCAAAAGACTATTATAACGGACAAATTTCTGTCCGTGTACATGGCTCGCATATACTTAAAGGCTAATAAATCCAGGCAATAAATCGCCAAATAAGCTCGCACCGGCGTTGTTAGAGTGCCCTTAAAGCTGGATCTCGGATCGCAGTCAACGGAATTTCCTACTTGGCGAAGGAGTTGTGCAGTAGTATCCTTAACAGGACCACGATCGGATATGCCTATAGAACCGGTTTACTGTACAAGAAAGTATTATTTTAAGGCTAAATGATGGGAGAAAGGCCCACGGTCGTTATGCATGACAGCGTATGTATAATGATCCGCCGTTATTATTAAGACGGAATGAGTAGGTACCGGATAACCGCCTACGCAAGCAGCAATGCTTATAGTTCTAACGCTAGTGTGTACTGTGCAACTCGCATAATGCTACATTTTCTTAGCCCGCAAGGGCTAAGTGTGACTGAACAATCTGCATAATACTTAAATTGCTTCGCAATTA